TGTAGGTCAAAGAGCGTTATATGACTTCTTGGTAGTGTGTGATGAATCAAATAACACACCTTCAAGAATTGACAGAAACGAGTTATATGTAGACATAGCGATTGAACCAGTAAAAGCAGTAGAATTTATTTACATTCCACTAAGACTTAAAAATACTGGCGAGATAGCGGGACTATAATATGATAAATAATATTAATAGGAGCAAATAATGGCAATTTCATCACTCTCAAGATTAACAGTGCCTTTGGACAGTAACGCAAGTTCAAGTTCTCAAGGTTTGTTAATGCCAAAACTGCAATACCGCTTTAGGGTATCGCTTGAAAACTTTGGTGTATCCACTCCAACTACCGAGTTAACAAAACAAGTAGTTGACGTAACAAGACCCAATGTATCCTTTGATCAAATTACACTTGATGTTTATAACTCACGTGTATATTTGGCAGGTAAACATACTTGGGAACCAATTACATTAAACTTACGTGAAGATGTAAGCAACAATGTTCAAAAACTTGTTGGCGAACAGTTACAGAAACAGTTCGACTTCTTTGAACAATCAAGTGCGGCATCAGGTGCGGATTATAAATTCGTTACAAGAATCGAAATTCTCGATGGTGGTAATGGAGCAAACACAGCGACAGTTTTAGAGACTTTTGAATTGTATGGTTGTTATCTTGAGAGTGCAAACTACAATCAGTTGGCTTATGCTACTTCTGAGGCTGTAACAGTGGCACTTAATATTAGATACGATAACGCAATTCAAACTCCACAAGGAACAGGTATTGGTACTGCTGTAGGCAGAACTGTAAATACGCTTGTAACAGGTGGCGGTGCATAATAGTTTTATTGCATAAAACACAAAAAGGCGCTTCGGCGCCTTTTTTATTCTATACCCATATTATAACTTAGATAAATATTAGTATGGCAAATAAGTTAACTCCCTTTCTTAATAACTTAGCACAAGGTGCTTTAAACCCAAAAGGTAATCTTGGTGACTTTCAACACGCGGCTCGTTTATATGTAGATGATGCGTTTAAATTTGCACCAAAGGTAAAATTTCTTTATCATGTTGCATTTAACATAAACCCAAATGCGTCGGCGATTATTCCTCAACTAACAGGTAAGCACAGTAACACAATTAATATGCTTGTAAAAAGTGTAGACTTACCTAAGTTTGATATTACTACAGAAACGAAACACGCATATAATAGAAAAAGAGTTTTACAAAAAAGGATAGATTATAGTCCTTGTAATATTGCTTTCCATGATGATAACTTTGGCTTAACTACAGCAATGTGGGAAGCATACTATAGATATTATTACAAAGACGGAAACTATGCATCAGTTGATCAAGCAGGATCACCCCAAGCATCAAATTCTGCTTATAATAGAGCAAACATTTATGGTACGTCTAATCAACAATACAGATATGGTTTTGACAATGATAGTTTTGCTCCTTTCTTTAGCAGTATCATTGTTTATCAGATGTCGAGAAAACGTTATACGGCATTTACACTTGTAAATCCTATTATTCAAAGTTGGCAACACGATACTATGGATCAATCAGCAACTGATCCAGTACAAAGTACAATGTCAATAGCATTTGAAACTGTTTGGTATTCAAGAGGACCTGTTACAGAAGGTTCTGCACCAAAAGGATTTGCAACAGAACATTATGATAAAACACCAAGTCCACTTACATTAGGTGGCGGAGGAACATCAAGTTTATTTGGTGTTGGTGGAGTGGCATCCGGCGCGGCAGATGTATTCGACGATATTACAAGTGGAAATGCATTTAGTTCTCCAGGAGCATTATTAGGTACAGTATTAAAAGGTGCAAATACATTACGAAATGCAAAAAGTTTATCTTCAGAAGGTTTAAGACAAGAAGGTTTCGGAATTATTAAAGACGCACTGGGAGATATAGGTGGTGCACCGGTCGGTGGTGTAGCAAATTCTTTCTTTCCTAAATCTGGAGGCAACTCAATTACAGCGGCTATTGCTGGTGTAAGTGTTGTATCAAATATTGCCAACTTAGCATCAGCAACAAGCGTTTCTGATGTTGCTAAACAACTTGCAAATAATCCCGATCAATTAGAGAGTTTAACAAAAGCAACTACATTTAAAAAGACACATCTTAACGCAGGCGGAGATGCAACAGTAAGTGCAATTAATAGTGCATGGAATTCAGCAAGTGCATCTTTTAAAGAAGCACAAAATAATGAAACTTTAAATAACTTAGCAAACATTGTAAGGAACGCATAATGAGTAGTTCTAATATTCCAACAACTAATAATCCAGATAGCGGAAAAGAAGTTAAAGAATTCTTTAATCAATATTTTACTGGTAAAATTAGTTTTCCAAGTAACCAAGTTGATGCTGTTATTGGTTTTTTTGAAAACAGAGGATTCAGTAAACAAAGTTCAATTGCTGTTGGAACTGTTTTATTACAACAAGCAAAATTAGATAATGTAAATGTTTTTCAATTATTAGATACACTTAAAAAACAAGATACTATTCAATTGAGTAGTGTTATAACTGAAGTTTTAAATTATAATAGAGAAAAAATTTCCACATTAGGTTACAAAGTCGATAACACGGCTAATAGGACTGAATCAAGAAACATAGAGGTGTAACATGGCCAAGTTTGCACAAGGGCGTTACGCATTAAAAAATCCTGACAAGTACATTGGAAGAAAAACTCCTTTATATAGAAGTAGTTGGGAGTTTGCGTTTATGAAGTTCTGTGATGAAAATCCTAATGTTGCAAAGTGGGCCAGCGAAGCAGTTAAAATACCTTATAGAAATCCTCTCACAGGTAAAGCAACAGTTTATGTTCCAGACTTTTTTATCGCCTATTCAGATAAGAATGGAAAACAACGTGCAGAAGTAATTGAAGTTAAACCAGATAATCAAACTACACTTGAAAGTGCAGGACGTAACAGATATAAACAGGCTCAAGTTGTTTTAAATATGGCTAAATGGGAAGCCGCAAAAGCATGGTGTAAAGATAAAGGTTTATATTTTCGTGTAGTTACTGAGAAAGACATTTTTCATTCGGGCTCGAGAAAATAGGATAAATAATAGTAGCAGTTAACGGATTCAAAATATGACCAAAAAATTAGAAGAACTATTGAACTTACCTGATTCTAAAGAAATTATAGAAAAAGATAAGAAAGAATCAAAAAAAGAAGTAAAGCATTCTGCATTAGTTGAACATGAAGAAACACAGCGTAGTATTGCTGAATTAGATAAAATTTCTGCGGCGTTACCACAAGTTAAAGGCTTGGGAGAAATGGCAGATAACGAACTAAACGAAGTAGCACAAAAGGCTATGACTGCATATGAAGATTTAATGGATCTTGGTATGAATGTTGAAAGTCGTTATAGTGGTCGTGTTTTTGAAGTAGCAGGACAAATGCTTAAAACCAATTTAGATGCTAAAGTTGCTAAATTGGATAAAAAATTAAAGATGGTTGAACTACAATTAAAGAAAGAAAAGCAAGATAAAGACGCTGGAAGTGACGATAATGTAATGTCTGGCGACGGGTATGTAGTTACAGACCGTAATAGTTTACTTGAAAAACTTAAAAACATGGATAAATAACTTGTAGTAGGATAAAACATTATGAAAAAATATAGCGAATATTTAACAGAAGCATACAACGGTAAAACTTATGAATTTAAGATTGGCGTTGCTGGTGATAATGAAGGTGTAGCAGATAAGTTAGAAACTGCACTTAAAAAGTTCGGAGTAACGAATATTACTCCAGGTAAAAAAACACCTATTCAAGAACGACCTTTAGACTTTCCGCAGTTACAAAATATGGATATAACTTACTACGAAGCAACTATTACGTATCCTACACACGCTGAATCATTGCAAGAGTATTTAGGTTATAATATTGGTCGACCACAATCACACATTATGGTACGTAACATGAATGCAATGCAAGAAGTTTATCAAGAAGTTTCTAACGAACCATATGAAGTTAAACTTACTAAAGAAGAATTAGAAGCAGAGTCTGCTCAAAAAGAAGTAGGTAATAACAGAGTAATGGATCTTCTAAAAGAATTAGAAGGTGTAAGAAGTGAATATACAAACAGTCCAGTAGCAAGTGTTAAACCAGATGCTGAACAAAAGCAAATGGAAGATGCTGGTAAATCTAAAAGTCCAATAGGGAGTTAATTATGAAATTAGATGAAATTTACAAAAAAATTAAGGCGTTGGACGAAGCACTAACAGAAACAGCATCAGCGTCAATTAATATGAGCGGTGATACTGCTGAAGATGTAATGAAATTGATGAATGCACTTAGGGGTGTAGATCAAGTTAAAGACATCGCAGATATTCCAGAACCAAAAGGTATGCCAATTGAGCCTATGCCAGTGATGGGTCCACCAGATCCAACAGATGACATGGCCAGAATGAGAGATATGTTTAAAGGCGATGACATGGACAGCAAAAAAGATGACATGGATGACCTTAAACCAGGTATGCAAAAAGAACCTTGCAAAATTTGTGGTAAAGTACATTTAGGCAACTCAGGCTGTGCGGAAGAATTATCCGCAGAAGATTATGAAAATGAGCCAGACGAAAAATATCAAGACCAACACTACATGACAAAAGATTTATCAGGCGGTTCGGAACAAGGCCAAAAAAGATCTTATCCAAAAGCGGCAGGCGGAGATAATCCAATGGCACTTGAAGATGAAATTAAAGCAGAACTTTCGGCAAGATTAGCAGAATTTATGTCAGAAGGCAAAGGTTGTAGTTGTAACGATGGCGGTGATTGCGAATGCGAAGATCCGTGCAATGACTGCGGCTGTAAATAATCTATAAATTATCAAGTAACTCAAATAGGCCCTC